AAGAAAAGCCTACGGGCGCTACTATTAGAGAACTTGCTAGAGATTTACTTTTATCCCAACAAAGGGTAAAGTCACTCGAGGAAAGTTTATCTGGTGCTGTTGAGAAGATCAATCTGTATAAGAAAGATCCTTATCACTGCCTAGACTGTGACGGGTTGAAAGTTCAAATTCAACAGATGAGGGCCGAAATGGCTTAATGATTGCATTTTAGTTTGATTGTTTGGCTGTAAGAAACAACCCTGCATACGCCCGGTCGGCGTCTGATTCTATTCCCAATCCATTAAAGGAGAAAGATTATGTCTAATTTAGACAAGAAACAAACTGAGACCCTGAAAGCATATGCCTCTGTTCTCCGTATACCACCCGAAATTACTGTACCTATCGTTAATCATTTTCTTGATTGCAGACAAGCCAGCGGATCCGAGTGGACAGTGAATAGATTTAAATCCGTAAAACAGGATTTTATCAACATGAAAGCTGGTAAACCCTGTGTTTCTTTATGGATTTCCAGGAATGGTAACAAGTACACCGGTTGTTTTGGTGGACTTCAAACCTGGTGTAGCCTTAATTGGAAAAGGTGGTCCAGAGCGATACAATTGCTCCAGATTTACTCAACCGAGATTAGTCCTGAGGTGACTCCTTCACAGAAGAAGAAGTTCCTTGAGGCTGTTGGCTACGAAAATATATCGTATTCACAATTTGGTAGTCATTATAGTAGAATAATGTGTTCTTCAGTGGTAGATTGGTTTCAAGCCGGAGTTTATCCCGACCCTGAACCATTGTTGTTCTACCCTGTTTCTTCAACCCGAAGGGAGCCCCATGCTAATGGGGAGTCTTACCCTGAAGGCGAGAGAACACTTGATTGTGCATACTCCTTTTTAGATCAGACCGCTACTGGTGTAAAGTTAGTTAGAGAATATCCTAACATATTCAAACCTTTAATGGACGGTGTCGTTGACACTGATTTATGGTCTATAGGAAATATGTACCACGCGAATAATGTAGGTAAAATCGGTATAATCCAGGAACCTGGCCTTAAATTACGGGCTGTGGCAAATCCTGGTCGAGTATATCAAGCAGCACTAAAACCGCTGGGAGATGATCTCTACCGCAAATTAGCTATGTTACCTTGGGATTGCACCCATGATCAATCGCGTCCTTTTACTATACTCCAGAAACATTTAACAAATGGAAAGACTGTTCATGCAATAGATTTATCTAATGCTACAGACCGTTTTCCTCTGAAGTTACAAGAGGATTTGTTGAATGCACTTTATCATCGTAAGGATGGTGTTAACCTATTCTTAGATCTTTCGAGATCGAAGTGGAATTGTTCGCTTGTAGATGGGACAATAACCTGGAAAACAGGACAACCACTAGGGTTGTATCCATCCTTCGCGTCTTTCGCGCTCTGCCATGGCATGATTTTATATGCTTTAAATGGTAGAAAACACAATGACAACTTCTTCGTCCTTGGTGATGATGTTGTTATTCTGGATGATAACTTGAATGCAGCTTATTGCAGGTTTTTAACTGCAATGGATATTCCATATTCACCTAGTAAAACAATATCCTCCAATACTCTAACAGAGTTTGGTGGGAAATTGATTTGTGCTGAGGGTGTTATACCTCAGTTGAAGTGGCGCCACGTGAGTGATGACTCCTTCCTAGATCTTGCTGCAAATTTTGGAGAACGTTTCAGAAAGTTAATGAGATCACGGCAACAACGGGTTTTTGACGTTGTGAAGTATATTCCTGATTTCCTAGGAGGATGTGGTTTTAACCCATCCGGTATTCCTTTGGAGGAACGTATTTCTTTATACCATTCTCTTAAAACTACTGAGAATAAACAATCTTATCTTTTGAGCTACAACAGGCGTTTACAGCAAATGAATTATGCTGTAGCACCAACTACTGATAACTCTTGGATTTATTCAAGAGATGTCAGCAGTGCGTTCGAACAGAACGCAAAGCTCTTCACTTTGGCTTTACCCACAATGTTCAAGAAGTTTATGGACATTGATGGATCATCCCTATGGGATGTCGCTAAAGGGAATGTGCTGTTGTCGATATATCCTCGTGAGAGGTGTGTACCGATAGCAGGCACAAGTGTCAGAACAACGACACTCGAAGTATTGGAACGAAAACTATTCCAGTGAGATTGTGACTTCCTTATCACATTGAAAGA